TGTCAGAGATCAAGGTAAATTCGATAAAAGGGGTAGGAGCCAGTGCTGCTGCTATTACTGTCAACAATACTGATGGAACGTGTGCTGCAAACATTACTTCTTTAAACTCTGGTCAATTTAGTAATAGAAACAAAATTTATAATGGAAAAATGGACATAGACCAAAGAAATAGTGGTTCAGCATTAACCTTATCAAATAATTTGACTATTTATACAGTTGATAGATTCTCGGTTCAACCAGTTAATATGGATGAAGCAACAGATATAACGGCACAACAAGTTGAAGATGCTCCTGATGGTTTTTTCCATTCTTTAAAAGTAACAACTAATACTGCTGAATCTGCAATAGCTAATGATGAGTTTGTGAGTGTTTATCAAAAAATGGAGGGTCAAGATTTTCAAGACTTAGGATATAACACTTCAGGTGTTAAAGATATTACAATGAGTTTCTATGTAAAATCTTCAATTACTGGTACATTTGGTTTTACTGTTTACAGAGATGAGCCAGGAACAGACAGAATAGTAAATAAAACTTATACAATAAATTCTGCTAACACATGGGAAAGAAAAATAATAACTATTGCTGGAGATACAGGTAGAGGTATTGGTGGAGGAACTAGTGCTCGTTGGTGGAATACATGGCATTTAGCTGCTGGATCTGATTACGATAGTGCTACAAGTTCCACTTGGGAGAATTATACAACTACTAACTGGGCTGGCGGTCATGCACAGGATGGAGTCATTACAACAGCAGGAGCTACTTGGCAGATAACAGGGGTACAGCTTGAAACTGGCAGCGTGGCAACAGATTTTGAGCATAGGTCATTCGGTCAGGAGCTTACTTTATGTCAGAGGTATTATCAACAATATGTTAATCCTTGTATTACTGGTGTAATTCCTGATAATGGAAGTAAAGCCTACGCTTTAGGATTACAATTTCAAACAAGAATGAGAGCAGTACCAACACTAACTATTGCTAATGCTGGAAATGGTGGTAATGTTTCTGATGGTTCAAGTAATCAATCTATATCAAGTCTTAATGCTGCCGATAGAAATGTAGATGGAGCTAGTATTTACTTGAATTTAGCTGGGGATTTAGGAGATTTTAGACCAGCTACCACTGGTCTTAATGACTCTACAACACATACAACAACTTATAAATTTACAGCAGAACTCTAATTATGGCATTTCCTAGCAATCCTATTTATAAATTAGTAAATCATCCTATAACTGGAAATTTGAATAGTATCAGAACAGCAACAGATGATTTTATTCCAATCGCTGAAGATAATACAATGTACCAAGAATATCTATCTTGGGTAGCAGAGGGAAACACAGCCGAAGCTGCTGATTAATTAACCTTTTCGTGCATTTGTCTTGTCATTAACCCCATAGTGACGTAGAGAGGGGATAAGGCTAGAATGAGCAGTAACACAAGCACACTGGAAAAAGAAAGTGCTTTCAAAATTGCAAATTTAATCATGTTTAATCGTATCTGCCAAGTAGCTTCATTATTGTCGTTATTGTTATCTGGGTCAATGGCTGCATTTGGTTTCGTAGCAATAAGATATATGCAAAGCCCAGAATTTGAAAGAGATTTAAAAAACAAACTTATGGGTGATTTACAAGAAAAAATGATAAGAGAAATACCATTGCAAATGCCTAAAGAAACTTACCCTGCAATGCCACTTTAATGGGAATACCTGACCTTAACATTCCTGATATACAAATACAACCAATATATGATTTTACAAAGCCAGTAGACATAATACCTCTAACAATAAATGTACCGGGCTGTACATACCAACATAGAGATATAAAAAATACTGGTAACAGAAATTTATTACTTGATGACCCTAATGGTGTTTTTACTGTTTGTGATGCGCCGTTTCCTAGTTTTAATCCGATGAATTATCAGCCAAATAATTTGATAATGTCAGAGGATACACCAATTACATCAAGTCCTCCTGAGATACCTGAAACAAAACCTCCTGTTACACAAACACCTGTTGAAAAAAAAGAGGAGTTTTTTATAAAATGCCCTGACCCTGAAAAAGATCAACGTATTGGTGATTTTCGTAACGATAAAAGACTAGAACGTGTTGTTGGGCATAAATTAAACGAAGATGGTAGCAAATGTATTACTTTGTATGAGGATACCAGCTTTACCGAGCAGTACATACCTAATGTCCCTGCTGTTACTAATGCTGCTGCTATTGCTGTGGTTGCCGCTAGCACTCCGATTCTTATTAATATTGTAAAACCTCTTGTAAAACAGATAATAACTAAATTGACTAAGAAAAAAAATAAAGTAAAATAAATATCCGTAGATGAGTGTAATACCCGTTGCTCGTCTACTCTTTAATTTTATGCTTGTGCGGTAATACTTGGTTTGGCGGTACTGTAATAATAATATCTTGGCAAGTTACTGCACTTGGGCTGCCAGCAACAAAGCTTACCCCAAGTTTTGCTTGCTTGGCGCATTGCTCTAACCTAAATAGGCTAATTTCATATTGTGTTTTCTTAATAAGAAGTTTTTGTGCTTCTATATTTACCTTTGCTGCTTCTTTACATAAATCTCCACCATTACCTAGCGGTATATTAAATTGCATACTGATTCCATAATTTAAGTTGTAGTTATCTTTTTCAAAGCGTGGTGTCTCTTGGTAATATTTTATGTCGCCAGTATCTTCGTCATATATGGCTTGTCTGGTTACAGTTTCTATTGGTCTATTAAAAGACCAAGCATCTGTTAAATATGGTGTAATCGTAAGACTAGGCGACGTACAAACAATTCCTTGGCTGTAGCGGTTCTGTGGAAGGCTTGAGGGCGTAATCATTGTGGCATTGTTGTTAACCACCCCTGTACTTTGACTTTGTGGGCTACTTACTGTTGTATTGGCATATAAAGGCTTTATAGGTAAAAGTAAAAATATTATTGACCAAAGGTACTTGTGGTTTCTGAAGTTGTTGAAGTTGTTATTGTCCTTGTTATGTTTGTAACTGTGTCTAGTCCGGGTGTTATCAGTGTTTCCTGTATTGAAAATGCTGCCCCATCTGTTACGATTTTCCAGCGTGGGATTGCTTCTAGATTTGGACTTGTCCAACTAAAGTTTACCCCTCCAACTGTTTGGGTGCTTTGAGTCGTAGCAGTAGGGTTGATATATCCTGTTTCAGCTTCGATATTATGTCCGCTTGCTGCATATGAGTAACCAGTTCTGTATTGATATGATGTGATTGTTTCATTTATAACACTTTGACTTGTTGATGATGTTGTTTGCGAACCAGAGCGAAACTGTGGAACCACAGGTGTAGCAAGGGTTCTTAGCGGATATATAATTATAATTAACAGCCAAAATTTAATCAATGGTTATAGTAACTTTGGTTGAGCCGATACAACTTGTACCCGACCCACCAGCGGTACAGGTATGAACACCAGAACTCAATGACGTTAAAGCAAGTGTACCAGCTGTACCACCACTACCTATTGTTGTCTGTCCACCTAAAACTGGTAAGGATGCAATACCCGAACTTGGTGTTACTGCAGAAGGTGTGGCATCTCCCATTATTACTGATTCTGTTTTAGAGAAAGAAGAACCAGCCGTTGTTATTGATGTATCTGTCTGAATCATTGCTGGTACACCGTTAGATAAACTGCCAACATTTATTCCGCCAATCTTTCCAGATGTTGTGGTATCTCCTACAGTTACAGATGGTGTAATATTATTACCACTTAATGAATATGTTGTACCAACTTTATTTGTAACGACATATGGCATATCAACAGTTATCTGCGCAGACGTAACAAATTCCTGTTTTATATCTGCAAAGGCAGCAGATGGGAAAAATAAAAGCAGTGCAAATAGTTTTTTCATTTAATTCCTACGTTGGTGTCCTTGTTATCCACTATCTTAGCAGCGTTTGTAGGTTTCTTTTTGTTTACACTTATACCATAACTGCCTAAGACCCCTGAGGTAAGGCCTGCCAAAAACGCACCATCATTACGAATTTTGTCCATATATCCGAGAGTCATCATTGCCAAAGACCAGCAAAGTATCATAAATCGCACCGCATGACCAAAGATTTCTCCCCAGTCAGTACCTTCTTTCTCCTCTTGTTCTTCTGTCATAAAATACTACCCAAATGAAGACAGGATGACCACCGCTAAAGGGTAGTATGTGCCAAATTTAGCAAATACTGTTATGTTTGGAAAGTAACACACAAAATTATGTCTAAATTTTTAATCGGTCTGTTTATTAAGTTTGGTAAATCTGAATCATTACGCAAAGCTGCTGTAAGTCTTTTGAAAGATTTGGCAGAGAAAAGTGACAATGATGTTGATGATGCAATAGTAAAAATGATTGAAGAAAAATTATTTCCAGTTAAATGAACGTTAAAAAATTTCTCAACATTGATATAGAACCAGCACCACCAGAGTTGCAGTTATCTGTTGAAATGCGTTGTCGGGAAATTATGCAGAGTGAAGACTATGACAATATAAAAAGATACTGTACACATCTTGTACGACATCAAATGCACCAAGATGTTTTTCTTGCATCTTTGCTTGGTAGATTGGTTGAACTTGAAGCAAATCTTGTAGTTAAAGACGTAAGAAAAAAACCTAATTTAATAAATAAAATAAAAAAAAGATTATTTAAGTAATTTGGTAAAGTCTTTGCTTTTCAATAACTTTTTTCATTGACCAATACCTTATAAGGGTTTCAAGTTCGTTTATACGTTTTTTGGCAGCAATAATTTTATCTTTTGTTTGCATAACTATGAATCGTATTTTTTTATATAAGCTTGTATTTCTTTATCTGAAAAGTCCTTTACAAGTTTTTTCTTAGTTTCATCAACTTGAAAATTATGTTTTAAGATTGCTGTTTTTATATGTTCAGCAACCCAACGACCTTGATTAGATACAAGTTGGGCTTTACCTCTTTCGTTTATAAAAACATAATGGTCATAGCCTTTTAAAGTATTGTCAAGCAACTCTTTCTCTAAGTTTGCCAAACGCATTTGCTTTAATCTTCTTAGTTTTAAAGAATCACTCATTGTCTCCTCCTTTCTGGTTTACTTTGTCGTGTTGATTTGCATTGTTTTTTTTGCCTAGGGCAGTTTGCACTTCTTGGTTTTTTAGAAGTTAGATGCCAGCCATTACCCTTTGGACAGGCATATGCGTATGTATGACCTTTACCAAGTCTAAACATATCTGCTGAAACTGTTTTGGCATCTTTTTCATTTCTGTAACTGATTTTCTGACATTTCCAGCAGTGGTTTTGAACGATAAATCCCTTATCATCAATGTACTGTTGTAAGTCTTTTAAATCAATCCTTTTTCCCATGGGCGCCGTTTTTAAAATCTTTTACAAATACTTTTTTTATTTGGTTCCAGTTAGCCTTTATCAAGTTGTTTGAAAAGTTGTTACCCGAGATTGTTTCGCAATCTCTTTCGGAAAATTCATAATTTAAGAAAAAGTTATCCCAATTTATGAAAATAGCTTTGTTTGCCACTGCATTGGCATATTCAGTAGCATTGTCTATGCTTTCAAAGTCATAACAACGCAAGATGCTTACATACAAAATTTCTGTATTCTTTGCATATTGAATAGTTACGCATTTAAACTTTGCACCATCAAAAGTACGTTTTACTGTCTTGCCCATAAGGTCGGCATAATCGACCACAAGTTTCCTACGATTTTTCTTGAACATCTAACTGTTTTTCGATTTCGTGTTTTTCATCAAACAGAGCATGAATCTGTTTTGATATTTTTCTTTGTATTAGAGGATTATCCTCTTTAAATCTTTGTGCTGTAAGGTCTTTAAGTTTTTTATCAACGTTGTAGTACCTTAACTCAAGAAACTGTTGTTGATCTGATGCAACAAAGTCTGGATTAGGTTTTGTCTTACTTGCTTCAATGGTCACATCTATTGTTATGTGTTTGCAAGCTTTTGGTTGTGTTACCGCTTGTTGCACTGTTATTGGAAAAGGACAAAGCTTTATCCAATCCTCAAGTGCTTTGTTTGTAAAATCTAGTCGCATTCGGGACATTCAAAATGTAAAGGTTGTTCAGTGACCATTGCCGATAAGACCAGCAAGGCCATCTTTGTTGGGGGTTGTTCGTTAGTGAAAGGCATAATTTTTTTGTTTGGCAAATGCAAACCTTCGTTAGAAACGATCAAAGAATTTTCTGCTTGGCAACATTCTTTATGGCTATCATCTAACTGAGAAAAAAGAAGGCCTTCACCATATTCTTTGTTGCTGCAAGTATGTGGCCTAAAATCAAACCAGTTAAGGTCGAAACACTCAAGACCAAGTGCTAAATGGTCTTGAAATATTGCGACATTAAGAGGTAGTTTTGGGTCAGTAACTTTTTTTAGTACTTTTGCCATAGTTAAAAAGGTATTTCCTCTTTTTCAGTTTTTGCTACTGAGATGGCACCTGATACAAATGGTGTACCATTTTTAGATTCTTTATGCCAAGCACTAACTGGTACTTTGACAACTTTTTCACCAGCATAATTGTCCTCACCTTCTTGGCCTGTAATCCATTCTGCCAATGCCATGGCATCTTGCAAAGTGAACTCAATGTTGCCACCTAGGTCAGGGGATTTTGCTGATTTTTTATCAGAATTGTTAAAAAGGACTAAACGCCCTGTAAATAAATTTTCGTAGGCCATAATTAGAAAGATTTAATTGGAATAATTGAATTTGTTTCCTCCCAAGCAAGAACTTGTGGAAGTGGGTATCTGATTAGAGGAGAACCCAAAGCGGTTGCAGTTCGTGGAACTGTATACCACTCGGGACCTTCTTGTTTACCTCTTCTTGTACTTGTTCGCCATTTTTTTATGGTTCTTTGAGTAATCCCGTATCGTTCGGCGAGGTCTTTGGTTGATAGATAAGGCTGATCTTGTTCCATTTATTCAAGCACCTTTTTCTTGTTAACAATAAGAGTTTCTAATTCCTCTTTCTGTGTAAGAGTTAGTTTACCTTTTGCAAAACGGATTGCAATGTTTTTCTTAAAATCTGTTAACTGTTCTACAGACTTGGCTGTATTAATCGCACCTTTGGCAAGCTGGTAAGTTTTCTCTGTATCAGAATTATTGGAAATTTCCTTTACTTGTTCTCGTAAAGTTTCTATGACTTCGCCTTTGTTAATATCTTTTTCTTGCACTTTTTCTTCTTCTTCCATATTAAAGTCCATATCTGTCTCAAGACCTAAGATCAACTTGATGCTGTATCTCCTTTGATATGTGACCGCACCACCCCAGAGATGTGTTTGGTTTTTCTTGGGGTTGGCCATATCTCTCTCGGGTAGAAATATAGGCAGTTCGCTTTTAATCATGCCACCGCTTTTATGTATAAGTCTTGTGACTATTAATGTTTCCCCTGTAGGGCTACAACCAAAGCCTTGACTTAAACAAAGATCATTTTTTAAAAGTACTGGTGTTACCAAAGAAAGCATTTGTTCCAAAGGCAAATAACTGTAACCAAAGTTGCCGACACCAACTTGTTTGGTCTTGGCTAAACTTGGAAACTCTGCTTGTGCTTTTTGTAAAGCTGTTGCCACTTCTTGGCATGGGTGTTGTAAATCTGTCATGTTAAAAAGTAATTAATATGCCCAGCTTGGTAAACTTAGTACCGCTGGTTGTTCATCTGTGTAGCTTGGCCAATAAGCATCCTCATGGCATTTTGCAATGCCTTGCAATGCCTCCTGACGTAACTTCAATCCCCAATCAAGAGCAGCATCATCTAATTCTGTAATGCTTACTGCATATGGGAAAACTTTTTCGACTGCTATGAATACAAATCGCTTTGCACCAATTACTTCTAAGTAATGAGCAGCCTGTAAATGGTAAAGGTATGAAGCAACCGATTTAATAAATTTATCGGGATGGCTATTACCCTCGCCAGTTGTCTTAAGGTCGATAATTGTATCGCCATTAATAAAGTCACATCTTGCCTTGCAAGTAAGACCAGTTTCTTTATCATCACGCCAAAAGCTTTGTTCTGCATGACCTTTGGCAAGAAGTTTCTTTGCCAATGGGTGTTCCCATACAGCATTAGCAACATTAGATGCAAGTTCATATTCAGCAGAAGTTATAGGTTCTATACCTTTTGCTGCCATCTCTTCTGCCTGTGCCTTACCAGCTTTTGTTGATCTGTTAAGACAGACACCATATGCGGTTTTTGCACGGTCAGGTTCTAATGTAAAAGCATGACAAAGTTCGCCAGTACGAAAAGCTTTTTTCAAAGCTGGTTCGTGTTCTAACTTCTGTTCGCCATATTTAGATTCATAAAAAACTTTAGGACAAGTCTTTTTAAACAGCTTACAATCCGATGCAGAATAAGCTGGGTCTGCATGATATACCTCTGCTGGTATGTATTCTTTTTTAGTTTTTGGCATTAAGTTTGTCCTCTAGGTTTGCAATACGAAGTTCAAGCATGGTAATTTTTTCTGCTTGCTTGACGATAAAGTCTTTCATGATGTTTGTTTTTTCATCTAAAGCATTACAAGTAATACCTGTTTTTTCGCCAAGTTCTTGTACAATTTTTGTAAGTTCCAAGCAACCTTGTACAAGTTCAACCTTATTGGTCTGTTGCTTTTTTTCATGTTCTCGTAAAGTTTCGAAAATCTTTTGCATATCTCTTACCATTTAGAGACCTCTTGGCAAGCAAGTTCTACACCAGAACGACAATCTGCTTTGGTCATGTCTTGTAGCGTTGAAGTAAGTGCGGTATAAGATATACCGCCAATTACTAAATAAAGAAATAAGTTTTTCATTTAAAATTTTGAGGTTGTAGGCTCTCGCCTTATTACAATTATAGTGTGTGGTTTCCCTATTAGCTACCCCCACTATGTTCGGTTTATTAGTTGGTTAATAATTAACAGATACCCTTTCCAATCTTCTCTAATAAATCTTTTTCTTTAGTACTTTCAAACCATTTTTCTCTTTCTACTTTAAGACCAAAAGGTCCTTTTAAATTTCTTATTTCTTCGATACTAAATGTACCAAATTCTTTTTCGTTACCTATAACATAACCCCATGCAATGTCATTTTCTGGATCATATTCTGCTATATACCAAGTCCACTGCGACCAAGGTGTAAACAGTTTAATATGAAAAACCATTTCTTGTGTAGGGTCTTCATGTGCTGGTTGGGAGTAAAGTGCTGGTAATTTTTTTAAGAGTGTTTGCGGTAAAAGTTTCATTTTTTGTAAAGTGATTTAAGGTAAGTTGTTTCAATAGTTTTACGAAGCTGTAGGTACATTTGATTGGTCATGTTTTCTTGTAAGTACCGATCATTTAACCTACTTATTGATTGGTCAAATTCTTTCTTAGTCATTTAAAAGGTTGATCCCAGTTTTCATACTGCCAAGATGTAATTAAACCATCTTTACAAAGGCCATCTGTCCAATTATTCCAAGTTTCACGCT